CCATAATGCCTTATCTTGAGGACGAAATGAGAAGTCAAGGCAGGTGGATAAACATAACAGATGTTAGCCACGGTGGTAAAAAAAAGCAAGATAGGATAGTTTGGGCTTTACAAGGACGTATGGAACATGGTAAAATAAAGCTAAGGAAAGCAGATTGGAATCATCACTTCATAACTCAGATGTTAGATTTTCCTAGCCATTTAGCACATGATGACTTACTTGACTCACTAGCCTACATAGACCAAGTATCTGTAGCAGATTTTGCACAGTCAATAGACTTAGAAGAATGGGAACCATTAGACGATGTCGCAGGATACTAAATTAGCATACAACGACCCCCAAGCTTCATTAAGTTCTTGGGTCGTAGATAAAGTTACACAGTGGGAAGACCATAGAAATACTAATTATCTTACCAAGTGGGATGAATATTATCGTATATGGCGTGGTATTTGGGCTTCTGAAGATAAAACAAGATCATCTGAAAACTCAAGATTAGTTGCTCCTGCAACACAACAGGCCATTGAAGCTACTGTAGCAGAGCTAGAAGAAGCTATATTTGGCGGTGATAAGTTTTTTGATATACGTGACGATGTTAACGATCAAGACTCAACGGACATTAAAGTAGTTCGTATGAACCTTCAAGAAGACTTTGACAGAGCTAAAGTAAAAGATGCTATTGTCGAAGCATTGTTAAATGCAGCTATATATGGCACAGGTATAGCAAAAATAAGTGTAGACGAAGAAGTAGGAAAAAAACTAGGTGAGTCTGCAATACCTAATACTCTTACTACGGACACTGTAGTATACGAAGAAGACATGACTACAGTTCGTATTGATCCTTTGACTCCTAAAGAGTTTGCTATTGATCCGTCAGCTACTTCTATAGATGAAGCCCTAGGTGTTGCTCAAGTAGTGATTAAACCTAAGTACGAAATAATAGAAGGTATGAGGGACGGAATATACGAAGACAAGCCTATAGGAAGTTACGATAAAGCAGACTTAGGGTTTGACGAAGAAAACGATTCAAGATCAGACGATGACGATAAAGTAAAGATTACTGAGTACTGGGGAAGAGTGCCTAAGAAATATTTAAACGGAGGCCAAAGTTCCCTAGACGATCAGTTTGACTATGATGAAGATGAGCTTGTAGAAGCCGTAGTCATCATAGCAAACGATTATGCTGTTCTCAAAGCTACAGAAAATCCATACCTCATGGGTGATCGTCCTTTTGTTTCATTTCAAATGGACAGAGTACCTAATAAATTCTGGGGTAGAGGGATAGCAGAGAAGGGCTACAACCCACAAAAGGCACTTGATGCAGAGTTACGTTCCCGAATAGACGCACTTGCCCTTACAACGCATCCTATGATGGGTGTGGACGCCACAAGATTACCCCGTGGTGTNAAGTTTGAGGTTAAAGCTGGTAAGACTATTCTGACCAACGGTGATCCAAGGCAGACTTTAATGCCTTTGAACTTTGGACAGGTAGCACAGTCAACGTTTACTGAAGCAGCAGAGCTAGAGCGTATGGTACAAATGGGTACTGGAGCAATGGACAGCGCAACTAGCGGAGCAGCTAACCCTAGAAACAACACTGCTTCTGGTATGTCTATGCTTCAGGCAGCTTCGATTAAACGACAGAAGCGTACAATAATGAACTTTCAAGAAAACTTTTTGATACCTCTTATTAAGAAGTCTGCTTATAGATATATACAGTTTGCTCCTGAGCGTTATCCAGCAGGAGACTACAAGTTTGTAGCTTACTCTACTATGGGTATTATGGCTAAAGAACTTGAGACTACTCAGATGATACAGTTGTTGTCTATGACACAACAAGGAACACCTGCATTTGGTTTACTTCTTATGTCCATCTTTGAAAACAGTTCTTTAAATAACAGAGAAGAGTTAAAGATGGCTATAGCTCAGGGTATGCAACCAGACCCACAAGCTCAACAAGTTCAACAGATGGTGCAACAAATGGAGCTTATGAAGCTTCAGATGGAAATAGAAGAGATGAAGGCTGGAGCAACTAAAGAGATGGCTCAAGCTATGAAGATACAATCTGAAATACAAGGTAGTCAATCAGAAGAAAGTATGGTTGAGAAACAAATGAATTTAGCTGAGAAGATGGCTAAGATTGAAAAACTAAGAATGGACGCACAAAACATTCAATCAGAAACAATGCGTAACATTCCTGAAGTAGAGCATTTACAATCAGAGACAATACTTAATCTAGCCAAAGCACGTATGGAACGTAAGTAATTGACTGATAGAGAATTTTTAGAGAAACGTCTAGACCTTTTTTCTCATGAAGCTTGGGACCTCTTTACAGAAGAGTTAACCTCTATGGCAGAATCATTAGAAAAAATACAAACAATAGACGATGAGAAGACCCTCTATTTACGTAGAGGTCAGGTGGATATGCTAAATATGGTTATTAATTTAGAGGAAACCACCAAATTAGCGTTGGAACAATTAGAAACCTAACTCCAACATTTTTTAACTCCATAATCTTTATAGACGGAGGATTAGTAATATGGATAGTGTAGTTGTTGAAGAACCCGTTGAAACTGCGGAACAAGCCGAGCAGTTCACAGACATTGAAAAAGAGGCTCCTCAAGCAGAGGAACAACCTCAAGAAGTTGAATTACCGAACAAGTTTAAAGGCAAGTCAATGGAAGACATTGTGTCCTCCTATGAAAATCTTGAAAAAGAACTTGGTAGGAAGGGACAAGAGATTGGTGAACTCCGAAGATTAACAGACGGAATTTTACAACAGCAACTTACCACTAGTCAAAGCGGAACAGAAGTTCAAGAAGAGGAAACAGACTTTTTCGATGACCCTGACAAAGCAGTCAATAAAGCCATTGAAAGTCATCCAAAGTTCCGTGAATTTGAAGAGCAGCAAAAGGTTCAAGTAGCCCAAGCTACAACTCAACAGCTTCAAAGTGAACATCCTGACTACATTGAGGTCGTAAGTGATCCCAAGTTTCAGGAGTGGGTACAGAAAAGTCCAGTACGTACACAGCTATACGTTTCGGCTCATAACTATGATATTGATTCAGCGAGAGAACTAATAGGAAACTGGAAAGAACGCTCTCTGATTAATAACACTAGCGAGGCAGAAGCAAATAAAGCAACCAAAAGAGACCAAGCATTGAAAGCTGGCAAAGGTGTATCAAGGACTTCTTCAGAATCCACAGCCGGTAAGAAAATCTACCGTAGGGCTGATCTAATCAGACTCCGAACTCAACAGCCTGAACGTTATGAAGCTTTGCAACCAGAAATTCTGGCAGCTTATGCAGACGGGAGGGTTAAATAAAAACCTATAAAGAAGAAAGGGCTAAATTATGGCTTTAGGAACTGGTCAACAGACCGTAACAACCGCAGCTAACTTTATACCTGAACTATGGTCCGATGAGGTCATAGCTGGTTATAAGGCTAACTTGGTACTTGGTAACGTTGTTACTAAGATTAACCACAATGGCAAGAAAGGTGATACCATTCACATTCCTGCTCCTGTTCGTGGCTCTGCTAACGCAAAAGCAGCGAACACTCAAGTAGTTTTACAAGGTGATACACATAACACAGTAAACTTGAGTATCAACAAACACTATGAATATTCAGTAGTTATCGAAGATATTACTGAAGTTCAGGCTCTATCCTCTCTCCGTAGATTTTACACGGACGATGCTGGATATGCTCTTGCTACTCAAGTTGATAATGACTTGTTTGCACTTGCTGAGGGCTTCCAAGGTGGTACAGTTGGTGGTACAGGTGCTTCTCTTTATGAGAAAGCAGTGATTGGTGGTGACGGAGCTACTTTATATACAGGTAACTCTACAAACGCCACAGACATTTCAGATGCAGGTATTCGTAAGATGATCCTAACTCTTGATAATGCTGACATACCTATGGATAATCGTTGCTTAATCATACCTCCGATTGCAGCAAACGATATGCTTGCCATTAACCGTTTTACTGAGCAACAGTTTATCGGTAACGGTGAAGCAATTAAGACAGGTAAAATCGGAAGCATCTACGGAATTGATGTATATGTATCCTCTAACTGTCCTTCCATCAATAGTAATGCACAGCGAGTGGGCATTATGAAGCATAAGGACGCTCTTGCTCTAGTTGAGCAAATGGGTGTTCGTTCGCAGACTCAGTACAAGCAAGAGTACTTAGGCGATCTATTTACTGCTGACACGCTATATGGCGTAGGTGAGCTACGTAATGACGCTGCAGTAGCTTTTGTAGTACCTGCTACATAAGTAGACTAGGAGGTCCTTAGAAATAGGGACCTCCATTCTATTTCAAAGGAGATTTAATTGCCAAATTATAATTACACATGTAAGTCTTGTGACAATGTTCAAGTAGAGTTTAGGTACATGAACGACAGAAACAAAAAAACTAAATGTGTCGAATGTGGTGGTGTTTCTAAACATAGTATATCTATTCCTTCTTTAATACTAACGTCACCTGAGGATAGGTGGGCTAACGATCACGAAGTAAATGGTAACGGGGTAAGAGCTAATGGGTAATACAATGAAACCAGTTAAAGTATATACTGCTGGAAAGTTTGTAAAAAATAAATACAACAGCGATGATGTGGATAATAACAAGAAAAAAAAGAAAAACCTACAGCGTTGGAAAGAAGAAAGACAAAGAATATAACTTACAGAGGGTAAACAAACTATGTCTAACTATACAACTCAAATAACATGGTCTGGAAAAGATGCTCTTTCTAATACTGATCCAGAAAAAATAATTAGTGGTGCAGACTACAACACTGAATTTCTAGCTATACAGACCGCAGTTAATTCTAAGTTAGATATTACAGGTGGTGTAACAACAGGTCAAAATTTAACAAACGCTGTGTTAAACACAGGTGTGTCTGGAAGTGCTGTCTTAGATGAAGACAACATGGCTTCAAACAGTGCAACTAAAATATCTACACAACAGTCAATTAAAGCATATGTAGATACCACCGTAGCTGGAAGTGCTTCTACTACAGAAGCTTTAACAAACAAAACTATTAACTTAGCTAGTAACACAATGGTAGGTACTCTAGCTCAGTTTAACACTGCTGTTTCAGATGCTACTTTGGTTGATTTAGACGATAGCCAAGTACTTGTAAATAAAACTTTAACGGCCCCTGTAATTAATGGTGCTGTTGGTGGTACAGCTACATCTCAAACAATTACAACCTTGACAACAAGTAATATAGATGGTATACTGGGTGCAAATACTCCTGCTGCTGTTACAGGTACTACAGGTTCTTTTTCAGGGGCAATCACAGCATCTACTACACCAAGTAACGCTAATCATTTAACTAATAAAACTTATGTAGATAATTTGTTTGCTGGTATGGCAAGCAGGTCTATAGTCACAGCAGCTACTACTGCAAACATTACAATAGCTACTGCTCTTAACAATGGAGATACTTTAGACGGGGTAACGTTATCCACGGGTGATTTGGTTCTTGTAAAAGATCAATCAACTGCCTCACAAAACGGAATTTACGTTGTAGGTTCTTCTCCAGCCAGAGATGATTTGTTTGATACTTATGATGAGCATCCCGGTTCTTTAATTGTAATAACAGAGGGAACAGTAAATGCTGACCATATTTACATATGTACTTCTGATGAGGGAGGTTCTTTAGATTCAACTGGGATAACATGGGCTAAAGTAACACCAGCAGCTACGTCTTTAAATAACTTAACCGATGTTACAATAAGTAGTCCTGTAGCTGGTCAAGCAATAGTTCATAATGGTTCAACATTCGTAAACGGTTCCGCAGGAGTAGGTGTGGGACTAGCAATAGCTTTAGGAGGATAATTAAATGGCAGACGTTTTAACTTCAACATTTGCGGATATTACAACTAGTGATCCCACAGTGTTGACTGCTGGTTCGGGAGAAACTTTAACAGTAATTGGTTGTAACATAGCAAATGTTCATGCAACAGATAGCTGTAGCGTAACAGTTACAGTCTACGCTTCTGGCGGTGGAACTAACGCGATCATTTGTAAAGAAGTGTCGATCCC